GAAACTGTACTACTTTCGGTATCATCGCAATAATTAAACCACCAATCATCTGTTGCGCAACCTGTGCAATTCGTTTCATAAGCTGTAACTTTGAATGTATGATTCTTTACAATATTGTATGAACCACTTCCACTCGATGCTGCAGTATTTATGATCATTGTTAATCCTGCGCCTGCAAAAAAGTTTCCTTCAATTAGGCAACTTCTTCCATCTATAACAAACCCATTTGTACATTTATCATCAACCAAATTATTTCTAATTATCATACGATAACTAACGCTATTTGGTGTAGTATTTTGTAATACTGCTGTTGCTACTGATGTGAATACATTGTTTTCAATGATTACATCATTTGCTCCTTCAGTATGAATACCTGCTAATGCTGTTTCAGTTGTACTTCTAAAGATACAATTTCTAATCTGTGTTCCATTTGCATTTTTAGTTAAATCTGCATTTGCTGATAAGAATATTGCGGCTCCACTTGCTGCTCCATTTGGTCTAAACCTAATATTTTCTACAACACAATCAATCGCATTTATAGTTAAGATTATACCTTCAGCTGTTCCAACGGTCCATTTAACTCCTTCTGGTCCATTACCCATTCCGATAAGTCTTAATCCTACTTGACTTGCATCGATTGTTACACTTTCTGAGTAATCATTTACTGGATTTGAATCGCTATCTTCGTTATCAGTTCCCTTAATCAAAATTGTATCGTGATGTCCACCTGCTGCTAAACTAGCTGCAACTGCTTCTGCAATTGTAATAAATGCTTTAGTCCATGATAATCCATTATCTGAAGTTGACCTTGATGAATCTACATAATATGTTTTTCCACCATTCATTATTCCGTTAATTCCTTTTGAAAAAGTTACGTGTTGGTCCCATGTATACGGTCCATTCCTATAAGGCGGACTAGCTGGGTTTCCTCCTACTGCTTTTAATCCTTGTCCCATTTTAATAATAAAACAGATTAATAAGCGTAGATAACTATTCCGTAAATTCCTGTTCCTGCGGCGCTTGTTGATATAACTATTACTCCACTTGAGTTAGAATCTACTGCTATTGCTGCATCTGCTAATATCTCTCCAGTTGTAGATTGGTAACTTCCAGAAACTGCATAAACTTTTGATGCTCCGTAATCTCCTAAATCAACTGCTATTGTATCTGTTCCACCTACAAATGCTACTGGTGTTGTAACTAGTAAGACTTTTACACCTGCGTTTGGTGCTACTTCAACTACTGTTCCTACTTCTCCTCTATCTGTCATTTTTTTTAACCTCCTGTGTTATTTAATTATAACCCAAATAATAAGGGTCTGGTTTGTGCGTAAACCACACGACGGACTCCACGAGGGCCGTTCTCCACTTTTTTTGCTTTGAAAAAAAGATTAAAAAATATAAAATAAATAAAAAATTACAATATATTATCTATGAAACTATTGAAAGCTGTGTTTCGCATAATAAGACACTCGTAGATTTTAAGCATGAACTTGTTTGAATCATTTGTTTTACCAAATTCTTCATAGGTCATATCTAAAAGAACTCGCATTTCTATCCAATCAGTATCTAAAAAGTATATTTGTTTTGCTCCACTTACGTCTGATAAATATCTGCTAAAGATAACAGGTACTTTTCCAGCCATTGTTTCTAAAACAATACTTGGTGAGATTCCGAATGGTAAACTTCCTGATGCTATATCACTTGGATTATATCTATATGTATCAATGATAATCTTTCGAATATCCTTAACAACACTTGGACTTGCAACCCCTAATTTTGGTCTTCCACCATCTTGTATAGCATACAAAATTGCTGTTTCTATATCATCATATGTTAATGCAGCTCCCTCAAGATCATTCACATTTGTGGTATCTTGTAACTGAACAATTCCTGAGAATTGTGTTGCAGTTGTGGTTGCATCCCCATTAATAATAAGATTTTCCTCTAGTTCTCTTAATTCTCTAGCTTTGATTAATACTTCATGTTGTTTGGCATTTGGTGCTCCAACATTGCTAAATGCGCTATTGCCTAAGCCTCCACCTTGTGGTTGGAAACCTTCCAGCATATAACTTGGCATTGCAGCTTGTGACTGACCTGTTATTCTACCAACAGCGTATAGGTACTTAATTGCTGTGCTTGCTCTATCATAGGTTGTAGTTGTTTCAGCTAATGCAGCATCTTCTGCAGCAGTAAAAGCTCCACCCTTTGCGGTGATTGAATTATAGTCTGCGTACATTCCTTGGTTTGCTACTCTTGGTATTAACTCTACTAAAGGTGTCTCAATTCTTGTTTGATCAACAATTCTTGGATCTACATAAACTGGGATCATTGCGTATCCAGCAGTTCCTCCTCCACCTGCGGTAGTGTTTAATGCTTTCATTCTAACAATTCCATCTTGTAACTTTTCATTAAGACTTGCTCTTAGATCTGTTCCAGTGATTGGATCTACATATCTAGTCTTGTCTTTTAAAGCTCCGAATGAATGAGCATAAGCTCCTTTAACATCTACTCCTGTCAATAGTTGTGTTCCTATGTTTTCCATTATATTAAGTCTAAAGGATTCTGAGTTTTTTCTTCTACAAAGTTTTCTGATTTGTCTATTTGTTCACTTTTACTTTTCATTACTGGTTTCTTTAAAATAGCTTTTAATTCAGCAATTTCAGATCCCATTGCATTTACTTTTTCAGTAAGTGCTTTAACTTCAGTATTTTCTTCAACTTCAACTTCTTCTTCAGATTCTTCAGATTCCTCTTCAGATTCCTCTTCAGATTCATTTTTAGTCTCTTTTACTTCTTGAACTTCAGCTTCTTCTTGAACTTCGTTCTCTTTTTCCTCTTCTGACATTTTAACCTCCTGTAATTTAATTGCGTTATCACTTAGGTGATTATGATTTGATTCATCTTTTTCTTTAATTCCTGATCCATCAGCTTTTCCTTTTCCTGGCCCATCTCCACTTCCCTTTGGTCCTGTTTTATCTGGTTTATGTCCGCCGGGTCCTACTTTCTTTTTCTCTTCATCCTCTTCTTCCTTAATTGGTTTTGTTTTGGGTCTAGATATTCCCTTATCTTCTGATTGTTCTTCTAAGAATTCTAATGATTTTGCAAAAACGTTTGTCATTCTTGCTTCTGTATTTACTGGATTACCAGTAAGTGCTACATTTAATAAATTGATTTTATCTAATAGTCTTGTTTTTAATCCGTTTTTTTCTTGAATGGCTGCTTTAACAGGCACATAAGCAATACTGAATGCATCTAAAAATCCATCTTCTATTGATCCTTTTACTTCATCAAATCTTGCATTGTGTGGATTTAACATTGCTCGTACTTTTAATCCTTTTTTATCCATTAAGAAATCGTCTACCTTTGCTACTGGGATTGTTGTTTTGTTTATTTCTCTATCTAAACTAGATTTTCCCCTAAAACTTTCATGTTCTACATCGAATTTAATTGTTCTAGTTTTCATTTGTTCAGCCATGTCCAATAAACAATTCTTTGTTACAATATCATTAACTAAATCTACATCAGAAGTAGAGATGTATCCTTCTACATAGAATTTTCCACCTTCACTTTTTAGTTCTACTTTATCTGAACTAAATATAAAACTTGTTTCCATGCCTCTTTTTAATCATTTTATATATTTAAACATTATTGTTCAGTCAAGCTCTTCTTCTTCCTCTAAATATAGAGTTGAACTCCTACAATTTACATGTGCAGGAGGACAAGGCCCTTCCCAACCACTTTTAATATCTTTAAAATTTTCGTTCATTCCAACAACTTGACCATTTAATCTTTTACATACATCGCTTGTTCTATCATCAAAATGTGTATGCCATTTTTTCATTAGTTTTTCTCCACTTGATTTAAATGCTTGTAGTTTTCCTTGATTTTCTGCTCTTGTTGATTCTGTTCTAGCAATCATTTCGGCTCTATTTTCTCCAACATCAAACACTTTGCTTACTCTATCTTTTAGTTTTGTTACTCCTTCTCCAGACATAATTCCTCTTTCTAATTCTTGTCTTAAATCTAACATTACTTCGTCAGTCATTCCTTTAATATTATTATAAGTATAGTCTTGTATGAAGTCTACTGCTTCTCTATTCATTAGAATATTTCTATCTATTTGTTTTTCTGCAGTGTCCCATCCTTTTACAAATATTGAATTAATTACTTTGTCGCTAATAGCTTTTAATCCTTCAAAGGAGAAAATAGCTTTAATTGATTTTGCTAAACTTTCTACTGATTTGATTTCACTTAAACTATTTTTACCCATTTCTTTGTCTATTAGGCTTTTAATTTTTCCTTCATTTTGTTTTAAGATATAGACAATGCTCTTTTTTAGTTTTTTTTCACTCATCTCTTCGTTTGGCTGTAAGATTAATGGATTGTCTAATGATTTTTTTTCCTTTCCTATAAAATTCTCTTTCTCTTTTTCTACTTTCTTTTTCTCGTTTGATTCTTCTTTTTCCATTGAACCACCTTCTTCGTCTTCATTATT